ATGTACAGGAGCCATGCTGGGCTCAGCTCCCCGCCACCTTGCGGCGGGTCGAGCCTTTACAATTTTCCAAGGGGGCACACTGGGAACCAGGGGTTACCCTCCCGGTGTGAGTAGAGAGCGCCGTCGGCACAGAGCACAGGCTGCCTGGATGCCGGGTGACCCAAGCCATTTTGGCGGCTTAATTTTCGGTCACGGTCGGTTCGTTTTTAGCGCCATTTTGGCCTTTTTAGCGGCATTTTGCCCTTTTGAACCATGACTCGGTGGAAAATAGGGAGGTCCGTCCCTGCTCTCCGAATTACCTTCCTCATCTTGCTTCCCAGGCAAGGTGTACGAGCCAATTCGCGGGTGCGTTCCAGCGCACCGAAGGTGAAGGCCAGTGACCCCCCATTACCTGTGGAAAGAGGGGCACCACCACACGCCCTATCGGAACGAAGGCGACCTTGGAGACGATCCTGCCCATTAGTCTCCCTGGAACCCGAGGTGTGTGAGTGAATGGTACGGCCGTGCGTTGGGGTCAGGGACCCCATTTTGGTGAGACAGTCGCGCGGTGGCAATGCAACGCGACGTGCACCCCACGTAGGTACATTGCAATGGGTGGTGTCTTGCACGGGCACCAGGGCTATCTTTTTCTTTTCTGACCGGGACCAAAAGCAAAACATATGTTGCTGTGCTTTTCCGTTTGGTTAGTGCCAGGTCTTGCTCGCAGCCTGGTGCGAACTGCGAGGATTGTTGCATACGGTGACATGTAAACAAGAGTCCCCCGCTGCTGTTTTTCCTGGTCAGGGCGTGATTTACGCGTCCGACTCACACTTGCGAGATGGTGTTCACTTACAGGCAAACGCAGGCACTCGCTGCCGCCGCCCCTGCCGCGCGTCAGGCGATGCGGAAGTTGTTTACAGGCCAGAACTCTGGGTCCAATGGTACCGCTCGTCCCCGTCGGGACCGGTGGATGAACACCACTGCACTCCAGAACGCGCCTAGATCGAGCAACTTACCGCGTGGCCAGAAGCCCGACATGTCCGAGGGCAATTGGGCCCAAACTCCAGCGTCTTCGAATGTCCTGGCCCCGCGGGGTTTCGGATATTATGATGCGTTCGAGCACGACCCCTTTAGCGTCGGGACACACATGTCGATTGGGCCGGCTACGCCGGTCGTTGGCGCGACGATCGTTTCGGAGGGTCTTGTCACCACTCCCCCAGGCAGTCTCACCGGCATCGGGCCGGCTGCAGGCCTGGAGGGTGGTGCCGTCCTCCTCATCGTCATGCCTTCGACTGGCGGCACTCAAGCGATCGCGTATCGCTGTACCCTCGGAGTTGGTGGCTACTTGACCACCGACCTTATCTCTTGGACGGGATACTCCAGCAAGCAGCTCCTATCGGATGCACCGAGCGACGCCATTCCCACGCGTTGCTCGTTGCGGATCCGTAATTGGACGCAGCACGTTGGAGTGGGGGGTATCGTGCGCGTCCTGCGTATGACCACTGGCGTTGCATTGGATGCATCTGAGACGACGAACGGCGAACTCGCGTCCCTCATGGAAGGTATCAGGTCCCATACCAGGACCAGGACCTATGGGGGCGAAGAGCTGTTGGAGTCGCATCAGAAGAACTGCACCGTGGTCGACCAGAGTAAGGCAACATGGTTTAGCGACTGGAATTCGGTCACGCCCAACAATCTGCTCCCTTGGACAGCCGCTGAAGGCTGGGACCAGACAGGCGTGTCGTCTTCTTTCACGCGACAACTACATGACCCCGCGTACACTCCTATCGCGATTTTGTTTGAACCCTTCGTAGCCGCAGTGTCCGGAGGGGTCGTAGGCAACAAATACGAAGTGAGTGTGCGCAGTCAGTTCCTTGCTCATTACACCCAAGGGTCGATGCTCGCCAACATGGCGATATCACCTCCATCTGTTCCTGACGCCCTTACGAAGCACCGCGATGCTGAGGAGGGAAAAGGGTCTATATTGGAGAAGCTCGGGGGTGCACTACGAGATGGCGCGAGTTGGGCTTGGAACCAGAAGTCCGACATCATTCCAGCAGGTTATGCTGCTTGGAAATTCGCCGCGCCGTTTCTCAAGGGAGCATCAAAACTCGCGATGCTGTGAGCTGTGACGTGTTTTTCGTGCCAAGTGGGCCTACCACTTGTCCCGTGCTGTAGAGGTGTTGTGGAAGCGGGAAAGCCGTCCCTTAATGTGAGAAAGCACTTCCATTCAACACCTACCGGCCAGAAGGTCAGCTGTGGATGATATCCACAAGTGGGTCACGCTCGAGAGCGGAGACTGTTGTTCAGCAATGCGGTTGTAGAACAACAGAATCTGTATCTCGCGTGAGTCCGCTTGCCGCTGAGGACGTTATGCAGGCGATGCGTTCGCTAGCGTGACGGGCCGAGGCTCATTCGTAGCTGAAAGCGGGTGTGACGAACCCGGCCGGTTGTACAGAGGCCCCCCACTTTACCAATGGGGGTCTTCAAGTTGGGCTCGTGCCAGAGCCCCTGGTTTGGTATACCAGCGGTAGATGCACCGAAAAGCACCC